TATAGACGCCTCTACCAAGTGCATCGCTGATGTCTCTGATTTACGTGACTTAGTAACTATTAAGTCACGGGTCGAAAAGGAAGGTTTTTCGTTTTTGACGATAACCCTTCCCCAGTTTTGTAGGGACTTCGAAAGAAGTCTCGAAAACCGGAGAATCGACTCAACACTTTTCCGAAGCTTTCGGAAATGTGGATCAATCCCTGCATTTTTGCAGGGTATGATCAGTCGTATTTTCGACTATGAGACAGGGAGAATTATCAATGAGAAACATGAAGACACCCCCACCATCATTGAATCTGTTAGGCAAATTTGCCTACTTTTCAAGAAGGTTGAGGTTGACTGCGCCCCCTCACGGGAGGCAGACTCACTCACGTCTTTCAAAGAAACGGAGCGTGAATTTGAGACGTTCTTGGCACCAACAGAATCCATCGATGAATTCCATCGTGTGGCTTTCGTTCTATGGAATCGCATGTTACTCGATATTAAACTCGAGCAATGCGCCCCTAGACACGGTCCTGGTGCTACTGCTGAAGGTCTTTCTGGAAATCAGAAATACCATTGGCAGTTTTGGCATGATCGGCTTGAGCCTTACTTTCCTCTCATAGGAACAGCGTACCCTTTAGGTACGCCGCCCGATTGTGAGGAGCTCAATCAGTTAACGATCGTGCCGCAGTGCGAAGAGCAACCCGTTCGGGTTGTCTTAGTACCGAAGACGCTCAAATCTCCCCGCGTGATAGCAATAGAGCCGGTCTGCATGCAATTCGTGCAGCAAGGGATCCGTGACGTCTTATATGACGCCATTGAATCTTTCAGGTTGACAGCTGGCCACGTTAATTTTCGTGACCAGGAAATCAACCAGAAGCTCGCTATCTCTGCGTCGTCTACAGGTCAATTAGCAACGATTGATTTATCCGATGCCAGTGACCGGGTTCCCCGGGATCTTGCGTTGGGGATGTTCGATTCGCATCCTGATTTACGGGATGCTATCGACTCATGTAGATCGACTAGTGCG